GTCCTGAGATAAGGCCCCACTCACTTCGTTGATCGCAGCATCCAACTGATTGGCCAGTGCTTCGTTACCGGCAGCGCGTGCCTGATCCCGCGCGTTCGTGAGCGCGGTGATCTGGCCAAGCTTGGATTCCGGAGGGGCGTTCGTATTTTGCGTTATCCCACCGCCGCTTGGGCCTTGCTCCATCGGATTTACGCGCATGGCTCCCGGAGCCAGCGTATAAGGTTCCATACCCTTCACCATGGCTTGCAGGCGGGCATAGTATTGCGGGGCCATGCTCTGGGCGATCATCCCGATATCACCGGGATTAAACCCGGCTTTCAGGCCAGCACTCACCAGCGACGGGAAATCTATATTTCCGTTGGGGGTTCCCGATGCCGGGTTGAGCGAGATTTGCGACGGGTTGGCTCCCGGCATGCTTGTCTGGCTACCAATGGGACCACCCAACGTAGCAGGAGTCTGACTAGGAAGCTGGCCCATTGCTTGATTAAGGGATTCATTCGTACCCACCGGATTCGGACTCGTCTGCATGAAGTCAGCCGGGTTGAAATTCATTGCATTCTGAAGCCGTTGCGCTTGCAGTTTAAAAATCTGCTGCTGGAGTGGATTCATTGCAGCAGCATTGGCGTTCTGCAATCCCATCTGCATATTTTGGGCGACATTGTTTCCCTTGGACCCAAGTAGGCCAACGCCAACCTGAAACATCGGGTTGGACAGAAGAGAGGAAAGATCAAAATCCACTATAGCCTCCCATGGACGGAGTCAGTCCGGTGCGAATAGGCATCACATTTTGTTGCTGAATCTGCGCGGGAGGCGTCCAGTTTTGCGGAAGGGAAGAAACCGCAGGTTGAGCCATTTGCGCCTGAGGCTGCATCATTCTCATCTGCTGCATATGTTGCATAAGCGGCAACATACTACCCATGTTCCCATTTCCATTAAGCAAGCCAAGACCCATAGCCATCATCGGCAACGACATATTCCCTAACATTGATCCTTGCCCTTGCTGAGAAAGCATCCCGCTAAGGATACTTCCAAGGCCACCTTGGGAAAATGGCATTTGAGATGCGCCTTGGTAAGCGGGACCAGTAGGTCCAGCGGGCGTAGACGCGCCGCCACTTGTTGCAGAAGGGGCATTGCTGGCGTTGTAATTCGCAGCCAGTTGCGAATTAGGAAACACTTGCGCGAGAGTCGGAACCGACCCCCCCGATCCATTTGCTCCCATATACCCATAGCCACTCATGGCTTACTCCTTACATGAACAGGCCACCAAGCAAGCCACCGATGGCCCCTACGCCCGTTCCGATTGGGCCAGCGAAGGAACCCATAGATGCGCCTGTCATCGCGCCGCCAAGTGCAGAACCAGCCACATTCTTATTCTGTTGTTGTGTCGTAGTAGAGCCATTCAGACTCAGGCCGCTTTGCAACAGATTAGAGAAGTTCTGTAGCCCCATCATCGGTTGCTGAGCATTGTAATTCTGCTGCGCAATATTCGAATTCAAAATACTTTGCAAATAATTCTGATATACATTGGATGTATTCAGATTATTACTACCCATCCCCGGGAGAGCGGATAAAGCGGAACCCTGAACATTCGCCAGACCATTGCCAGCAGTGTTCGTAAGTTGTCCAAGCTGACCAGCGGCATTCATCTGGTTCTGTACTTGTTGTTGCCAGTTCTGGCCAATCGTATTAGCCGACAGATTGGAGAGTTGCTGGCCAAGTGCGGAAGTCGCCGCATTTATCGCCGTAGAGTTGGCATTGCTACCTAGACGACCATTCCCGGCAAATGTGGAGAGAAGTCCCGGCATAACCGCTTGCTGGAAGTTCTGGACGACCGGCTGCGCCTCCGCGTTATACATATTCGTAATCGCGGGGTTGTTCGGATTCAGGTAAGCGCCATTGGCGATATTGGCAAGATTAGCTGTACCAGCATTGGAGTAATTCCCCATAGCCGTATCAGCGAGCGACATGGCTCCAAGATTCCCGGAAGCTCCAAGATTCCCGGAAGCAAGAGCATTAGTCATGCCATAGGCATTTTGATTTCCCTGCAATGCCTGACCGTAAGCCGTGGACATATCTTGTGTCCACGGCTGAATTTGACCTGTATTCTGGTTTGGAGCGAGTTGGCCAGACTGATAGGCATCATTTGCCCCACCGTACAAATTGGATAAGTACGGTTGCAGTCCGGACCATGGATCGGCCTTTTGGGTTGTAGTATTCCCGCCGCCACCAGACATATCATCCTCACTTTAATGGCTTATGCACCACCGAATAGCGGTGCTTGTATCCGATATCCAAGAGTTTCGGAACAAATCCTTTTCGGACATAAGATTCCATTGCCTCACATCCGTTAGACTCAGCCCAAATCTCAATATGAGCATGAGCCATATCCTTCCATCCATCAAACTCTGTTCCAGCAAGCGTAATTATCCTACAAACTTTCATTTGAGGATAACAAACGATTGTCGTCGTTCCTGCGCCGACAATTCGGTTCTCTTTCTGGATCATCCAGAGTTGCGCATCACGCCTGACGCACATATTTTTAAGATCATCCGGAGATAGTTCCCCGAACGTATGGTCAAGCGCACGCTTGACGAACGGCTCTGCGAATCGCCAGAGATCTTCTACCATCTCTGCCGGGATTCCTCTGATGTTGTAGTCCATTTTTATACTGACGGAGTGAAAGTGAAACTGTCTGTATCGCCAGCCCGATTAATTAGAATATTTGGGTCGGATGGGGTTACTTCCCAGATTGTTTGATTTGGGAATGCGTTCTGCGTCATGATTGCTGACGCGCCGGTTGTATTATTTTTGATCTTGATGCGACCTACCCAATTTGGGATTGCGTTAAAGGCAAGCGCAATTCGTTGATTAGAATATTGGGCGCAACCGTTCGCCGTAGTTCCAAAAAATGGGGCATTGAATATAATCACATTGGGTGATCCAGTACTTACAAAAATAGAACCATCCATCCGACCGGACTTGCCATGCAAAAGTCCGACATTGATGGAGCCTGTAGCGCCAGCAGACTGGCCCGCAAGCTGGCGTACCCACGGATGCCCTATATCCACTCCAGTAGAAGAAACGGCAAGCTCAGTCGCTATCTGCGAAAAAGAAACCGCCCCAGAGGCCGTGATAGTCACGATTTGCTCCCTAACTTGCGAATCTTTTCTTCCAGCGCCAAAATGCGCCGCGCCAAATATACACATGTCGCCAGTGCCGCGTTTCCGTAGGCGATGGAAAGCATCTCGCCGTTATCATTCACCGCTTCCGGAAGGATCGCGGCCAGCGATTGCGCGCCCAAGCCGACCTGACGATGATTCTTGTAAGAATCGATACGGGTAAATGTCCCTACCTTCTGGATCGCAGCAAGCCGATCGATGTAGTCGTCAGGAAGATCTCGCCAATCTGTTTTTACTGTTTCATCCGAAAATGCGGTAATGTCACCGGTACAGGTGAAACCACCTGATGCCGTTAGTGTAACGGCGGCTTGCCCAACAGCCGAACCGCCAGAAGATGACAAGCGTGCATCGTAATCGATATTGTTCCCGGACGAATGGAAGTCGATAGCTGGCGTATTTACGGCCAGTGGATTACCAATCTCTAGCGTTGCACCAGAAGCGGTGAAGTACGTTTCTGCGCCAGTTGCGGTGATCGTCCCGACATTCAGGTTGGTTGCGGTGATCGTCCCGACATTCAGGTTGGTTGCGGTGATCGCAGACGTGCTGATGATGGACGGGAAAGATGTGTTGGTCGGGTTGATGATCCCAAGCCGAAGATCGGAAAGGCCAGCATCTAGCGAACCAGAATCCATAATGACGGTAACAGTCGTATTCGTGCCGAACGTTGCGGATACAACACTACCGTAGAATGTACCGCCAAGATTCACCGCACGGATGCGCCGCCCCTGCGTATAGTTTGTCGTCTGGTTCCCGGACACGGTGAATGTCGTACCGCTCGCGAACGTGGCCACATCGCTCGGATACCATTCCGGGCCGGGATTCTTTGTCCAATCGGCCACATCGGCCATCATCTGACGCGCCGAGTCGTTGACCGTAGACGGAGCCTGCCCTTCCGCCCAGTTGATAGAGCCAGCAGAAGCATTAGATGCAGGCGTTGTAGACCAATCTCGGAGAGCCATTTCTTACCCCAAAATGCAATAGCGAAAGGTTTTTGTGGTGGAAACCGTAGAACTATGCGCTAACGTAAATGTTCCTTTCGCCTGAGACGACACATATACAGTCGGTTCGGCTGATAATGCCTTGGCCGTCAGCGGCATCATACCAATAAACGAAAAAGGACCGACTCTGGAATCCACGACAATCGTGGAAACGGTAGCTGCACCTAATGTCAGCGTACCCGTGTTGTTGATATGCCCTTTGTTTACTTCCGTCGCCCATGTGGCGATGCGCCGCCGATGCGGTACATCTTCCGGCTGGAAAGTAGGAACAAGTACACCGCCTGCCGTACTCATCTCTGCCCCGCATTAGAAAACTGGATATCCACGCCTTGCAGGAAATCGAAGTTCTGCCCGCTCGTCTTGATAAGGAAGCGGAAGAAACGATTAGTCACGCGAGACTGGCAGAAACCAGCCGAGTTAGGCGACAATGCGGCCCCATAACTGGAATTCTGCGTGATGTTATACCGGCTTGCGATCTGCACTTGCAGCGCGCCGCCAGATATCCCGCTTGCCACCGGAACCACTTGGTTAATCTGAGACAACATCTGCACGTTGTCGTTCGTCTGATTCATCGCGTTCTGGTAAAGCTGCGCTTGCGGATTCATCTCGCTTGTCTCAACGGTCGCCGACATGGCGGCACCGTTGAAGTAATACAGCGATCCAGCCACAAACGCACCGAAAATGAGTTGACCGCCCGTCCAAGACAAATCGTCCAGCGAGAACACCAGCGCATCTATATTGCTCCCGCAGTAGGCATCAAGTCCTTCCAGCGTAACACCCGGAGTCGCGATAAGGCCCAAGCATTCCACTGCCCCTGAATCCAGAGTATTCGGCATATCTATGCGAGACCATGATTCATAGGCCCATGAATAGCAAAGAATATGATTTGGCTTACCGCCGTTATTCCCCAAACCGGGATAAGCCCACATCACGATCTTCTGTTGGGGCCAGATTGCAACACGGATATTGGCAATGTTGGTGGAATCCAGATCGGCGAAGAACGTGCGGTCTACCTTACCCTGTCCAATCGGATTGATCGTCGTGCCGTTGAATTCGTAGAAGCCGTCAGCAGCAAGGAAATAAACAAGGTTCCCATAGTTGATGACGGACTGAGGCGCAAATGCGCCGATGTTTTGGTGGACCGGGTTGAACTGGAAGATGAGCGGCGAGCCAACGAAGTTCATTGCCCAGATCTTCCGTTCCTGAAATACGTAGCCTCCCTGTTCGCCGCCTACGATCTTCTGTACCCATCCGCCTTCCGTAGGGAGATCCTGAAAGTCGGCTAGCGTAGTCGCATCCGGAGTCCAGCTACCCACGTTATTGAGCGCGGACCAGCGCACACGGGTGACGCCGAGCGCCGAATCAGAGACGTTCCCGAGCACCGCAAAGTTGTTGATGACCGAGATATGCCGCCCGGTCGGCGCGCCACCGCCTACGGCCACGAAATGCGCTGCCCCCAAGGAGATCTGTTGCAATGGGTCCGTGCCGTTTGTGGCGAGCATCGTTTGGCCCCACTGTACGAATTCCCATGTATCGTTGTGGGCGACAGAGTAGGTAATGGACACGGCATTTACAGCCGTCAGGGAAGCCCCTGTACGGACATACAGTGCTGATTGGTCGCCGCAGTAGGTGTAGTTGTTGTTGGCGTTATCCCGAGCATTCACAAGGTTCAGCATGCGCCCGGTTGGTCCTGTCGCCACTTTTTGAAGGGACGGGACAGGCAGATAGCATTGCCGTCCGGGAAATACGTTGAACGCGGAATTGCCGCCCGGATTGTTATAGGGAGGCTGGTCAGGAAGCCACTGAGCCACGGGAACGAACATGATTCCCCCTTAGAACCGCGTCGCGCGGAGCCGCACCTGAAACTTCTGGTCCCGAAGCTGGAACAGTTGTTCGTCTGCATAGGACTTCTGCATGGCCGAGAATACCGCGCCAGCCTGATAATCCTTGATGTACGTTTTAGCCACAAACTTCGCGGCCCCGAACATCACCACATCTTCGGCACACGACAGCCAATCGTTCGTATCCGAATCGGCGGACAATTCAGGAAGCTTCTGCATGTAATAGCAGAGGATCGTATAGGCCGAGTCCGGCACGTTCGCCAAGTGGAAATTCACGCCATACTGGCACCAGCGAATGGGTAGGCCCAGAGACTCGTTGATGTTGATATAGCGGATCTCGGAGAACGGCACGTTAATCATCGGCACGTCAGCCGACTGGATGACGACTTCCATCCGGTCGGTTTCTAGATGATCGGCAGGGACAGCTAATAGCTCAGAATTGGGCGTGCAAGTCAGAGCGGTTACGGTTTCGTTAAACCAGAACCGCTCTTTCTCGTAAGCTCGGATAGTCGCGATAATCCCGATCTTGATCTGAGTACCGTAATCAGTCCGGTTGAGAATGTCCGCTACGCGGTTCTGAATGTCGAGGTAGGTTGGCACCGTATAACTCCAGAATTGGGTCATCGCAGTGCGTCATCCTGCCTAGCTCTTCGAACCATTCCGGCGCATATTCGCAGTTCTGATAGGCACGGAAACAAGGCGCACCAAGTGTATAGTGCACGATTTTAGCATGCGGATTGGGTTCGTATTCGCCGACGAGATGATTGTATTCAACCGGGAGAGCGCCTACGGCCCCCGCCCATTTGAACTGATGTAAATCCATTGGGGTTGCTTTGTTCACGTACTCTGGCGTCAGGTTTTTCACGGCCATCCGATGGCCGTTGAACACCATCAGGCTTGACCAGTTTTTCATCGGGTACTTGGTCTGTACCTGATTGAGAAACTTGTTGCCCGATAAAGGCTCGTAGTCGTGCTTTACCACCAACACATCTGAGAAACGATCTTCTTGCGCTTTCGCTACTAACTCGTAAATGTCGCAGAGACACAGCATGTCGGAGTCTAGGAACACAGAAGTTCCCGGCCCAGACAGCCAAGGAGTAAGGAATCGGGCGTAAGTGAAGTCCGTCGATTGCCGGGGATCGCGTGGTCGTTCGTAAATCCCTTTCAACGTTTGCAGACTGATCGGGATGAATTGGACCGGCCCAGAGGCGCGGGACATGATTGAATGGCATAGGACGTGATAACAGATCGCTTCCCGTGGATCGTAGCCAATGGCTATCTTCAGCGGAGTCATTTGGTATCCGCCTTCGGCGTAAATACGGCGACGAATCCGCCCGGATACGTCTGCAAGTGCTGCACGTCGAACCAGTTGCTTGTGTGTGAGAGCCACCATTCCGGGCACTCCTGAATCAAATGTGCATTGCGACCATCAGCCAGCACTTTCTTAGCAGGCCGAGTGGCCACGTCCACGAAGAGAGCCTTGTTCGTCAGCGAGTAGATATGCTTGAGAACGGATTCTAGACATTCCGGTTCGATATGCTCAAACATATCCGAACACACTACGATATCGTGCGGGCCGGGTTCCTGTTCGTAGCCGGGGATGAATGGATCGTAATTCGTGATCGCAAACGGGAGCGCCTTGGCAAGCGTGCACTGCCCGCATCCGTAATCCAGCACATCACGGGTTTTCAGGTTATTGGCCAGTTCCATGATGTGATCGGCGTGTTTATGGCCACTCACGCCGTAATTGCCGCGCGAGTGGAGTTCCTGTTGGAGTACTGCGTATTGCGGAGTAAAAAGCATCTCAGTCCTTTGTATAGTTGATTCCAGCCTTATCCAGTAACTCAGCGATCTTGCTGGCAGGCACGATGTTGGTAATGTGAGGAAAGCCCAGAATCCCGTATGCAGTCATCTGCACTTGGAAGGAATCCACAAAACCGATGTATTCCCCATCCTTGTTGAACACACCGCCGCCGCTATTACCCGGAGCGGATTGCAGACTCACCACATCATCACCCTGATAGCGGCCTTCAGTGAGGATGTTCTTCTTCCCCATTGGAAAGCCGATGGTGAATACAGGCTCCCACTCTTCCGGCTTGTCATGCGCGAAGATGACAGGAGGCGCTTTCAGCGGCTTATCAGTACACACAACAGCGATATCGGATGGCTCATTCTCATAAGCCTTGGTCGCAAAGAAACGGTCGCCCTTATGGTTTTGCATCATAATGATTTGCTCGTTGGCGATAACATGATCTGCCGTCACGATGCACTTGTCGTTAAGTACGACACCTGATCCGCTGCCGTCCGGCGTTTCCACAAATACCACGGAATTCAGCGCGGTATTCTGAGTGGGGAGGGAAGTGCAGCCAGCCAGTGCCAGCAGAAGGATCAGGTATTTCATGATTATCTCGCAGATAACATCTCGGATAGGGCATCCGAGATTTCAGAAATGACGGGCCCCCATGACACGGTATCCGGTTTCTGCCGGAACAGTGTCACGGTTTCCCCGTACCACGGCATGTAATCGAGATCAAGACGGTAGCGCCACGCCGGACGACTCGGAGTTGCAACCCAAGCCGGAATACCCATCGAGCCTGCCAAATGCACCACGGAGGAACAGCAAGTGATGACGAGATCAAGGTTGGCGACCAATCCTCCAGTCTCGTCATAGTGCTCGTTATAACAAGCTTCCGGCCAGTGGTGGATCTTGATTCCATGCTTTTGCTCGAATTCGAAAATCTCTTCTTCGCACGGCGTATATTGCAGCGATACAAAGTGAGCGTCTTGTTTCAAAATCGGAAGCAATTGTTCCAGCTTCAAACTTCTCACTTCCACGCGGGTTTTCTTATGACCGCCAATCCAGTTAATCCCAATCACGGGCTTCGGATTGCCACGGCCAAACGCTTCATCTAGCCGCTGCGCCCACTTCAATTGCGCTTCTGTAGTCGGCTGAATATACGGCGTACCCGGAAAGTCACGAATGTCTTTCCGGTAGAAGCGCGGCAGATCTCCGATGGCGATCTTCGCGTCAAACTGATAGCGCGGATTCCCATCCGGTTTGATCGGCCATGTGATTTGTTCATCTTCCCGCGTGCCGTAGATATCCAGCGTGGGGAAGGAACTACAGAACAGACGATGCAGTTTTTTATGGCAGTCGAACACGACCTGTTCGGAGTCCCTAATCAGATCCGGCAATACGGACGCAAACATGATCTCGTCGCCGATCCCTTGCTCGCCGTAGACGATGATGCGCTTACCCTTGGAACCATCCCATTCCGGGATCTTATGTTTGGCGTACTCACGATCCAGACGGACTTGTGCACGCTTACCCCAATTGTATTCAGCGAACCCGGCTTCGTAGTTCCCCATCTCCAGATTCGCCAAACTCCGGTTCCACCGGGCCTGAGCGTGATTCTTGTCGATTTCGATGGCTTTGTTCAGGTGGACTAACGCACCTTCCGGCTTCCCTTCGTTGATATACAGCGTCGCCAGATTGTTCTCAATATCGGCGTTCGGCTCACCGAGTACATCTTTGGCTCGCTGGAACCAGTAGCGCGCCTCAGCAGTCTTGTTCTCGTGCTTCCAAGTCGTGCCGATAGCGTTCATGATCTCGGAACGCTTCATCTTCAGGAAGCGGGCTTTGCCGCCGCATTCTTTCTCCATGATGGAAACGCCGAGCGCGGCAATATCGCGCTCCAAGTTCTCGACATGGTTGAGTGCATAGGACAGCAGCCCATGAGCCAGACCGTGCTTTTCCTGCACGGCGTAGTTCATCCCGAGCGCAGCCATTACAGCGACGTTACCGAAATGGTCATCCAGTAACTTGATGTAGACCTGTTCAGCTTCTTTCAGCTTGCCTTGCTGCTCCAGACCGGCGGCTTCGTAGAAACGGTTTATCTTTTTGGTCTGATGAATTGGCACGCCAACGAGTTGATTATGTTCCGGCTTTTGAAGGTGCATTTGAACCTGCATGATCTCTCCGAGTGCAAGATTTGCAGGTTTAGTATAACGTGCCGCAAAAAAAATGCCCCGCCGAAGCGGGGCAAACACTCGCAGAGGAAACGGATTAATTTTCGCCAGAGTTTCCGTCGCCAGCATTGTCAAAGCAAACGTATGTGGTCACACGTAAGCTGACTGCGCCGGATGCAGAACCCCAAGCGACAAGCGTAGCTTGAACTACATCGTCTGCCGAATAGCTATAGCAAACGCCTGTCGTATTCCCACGGAATACGGGGGCCGCTGCTGCGCCGTTCGTAGCTGACGAAATATAACGGGACGCCGAGAGAGAATCGCCCACGTTGATCGTATATGTAACCTGCGCGGCAGCGCTTACATACAGATCCACGCCAAGCATGAGACTACCTTTGGCGACGGGGCAAAGCAAAACAACATCACCTTGCGAACCGGCAGTATTCGGCGCAGTAGCAAACGAATACTTGACGGAGCGGGCAGTGACACCCTTTTCGTTGTACTTCGGAGGCGCAAGGAAGAAGCCAGAAACAGTCTTCTGCGCGGCGGTTGCGGTAATCGTAGCCATGATTCGCTCCTATTAGCTTGACGTATGCGCAGCGGCATACGTGGCGATTGCAAGGGTAGCGAAGTCCGAGCCGTTGAATACCAGCTTCTTCATGCCTGCGATACAGCCAGCAGCCACGCCGAACTGGTTTTCATAGTCGAAATAATCCTCGACCCAGTTGAAACGCTCCGGACCATTTTCACGACCGAATGCCATGCCGACAGCCTGCGCGCCGCAGAATGCAGCTTGCTT